GCCATGCCTGGACCGGCGAGGATCGGCGCAAACGGACCCTGGCGGCGCTGATTGAGCAGATGGACAGCGCCTATTACGCGCTGGCAGAGCGCGTGCAAATCCAAATCAAGGGGGTGGGGGCGTGATTTTGTTTGCGCCCGCACCAGCCTGCCAGTATAATGATCGACAAGTGCTGAAAACACTGTCGAAAGCGGTTCCTCGCACCGCAAAAGCGATTTTTTTATGCCTGTCTGTTGGAACCCCAATGGAGAGGGTGCGCTATGCGGTAACGCAAGCGGCACGGCTTTCGACGTGTTTTCACACCCTCTCCGCCCCTGCTGAAAACAGGGAAAAGAAGTCTCTCGATTGGAGCGTTCCTGCTATGAAGCCGATTGATTTAACGGGCCAAGTTTTTGGCCGTTGGTCTGTTGTGTCCTACGAATCCGCTGGTCGCTGGCTATGTAAATGCGAATGCGGCAATGAAAGAATAATTCCTTGCAACCAATTAAGGGCCGGAGAAACAAAATCCTGCGGATGCTGGAAGCGAGAGAAAGCTAGAATTCGTATGACTGAAATGCGCCGCCAGCCGCTGCCGTCTATCAAGTTTTATTCCTTTTATGACGTTGACCCTGTTACTCAATGCTGGAATTGGAACGGGTCAAAAGACAAGGATGGTTACGGTATTTTTTTTATGAGCGGTGGAAAAGAACGCGCCCACCGCTTTTCATACAAGCATCATTACCAATCAGACCCTATAGATTTAATGGTTTGCCACCATTGCGACAATCCATCTTGCGTAAATCCTGCTCATCTGTTTCTCGGTACTGCGAAAGATAACTTGCAAGATGCTTTGCAGAAAGGCCGGTTCGCTATAGGCGATTTAAACGGAAGATCGAAACTCACCTCTGACCAAGTGAAAGAGTTGTTAGACTCTACTGAGTCAGGCGCGGCGCTTGCCAAAAAATGGGGTGTTAATCGGTCTACGATAAACCGCATCCGGCGCGGGCAGGGGTGGCGCAATGTTTGAATTACGTCCTTACCAAATTGCCGCCAGTCTGGCCGCCGACCAGGCCATGCGCCAAGGCCAGTCCGGTTTTTGCCTGATGATCCCGACTGGCGGCGGCAAAACCTTAATCATGGCCGACATGATCCATCGCTGGATGACCACCTGGCCGGATACCCGCGTGGCGGTACTGGCCCACACGAAGGAACTGGTCGAACAGAATACCCAGAAATTCAGGATATTTTGGGAGGCGCAGAACCAAACCCCGGCCCCGGTAGGCGTGTACTGCGCCGGGCTGAAGCGCCGCGACCTTGACACCTCGGTGCTATTTGCCAGCATCCAGTCCGTTTTCAAGAAAGCGATGCAACTGGGGATGTTTGACGTGCTGCTGATTGACGAAGCGCACCACATTCCCACGGCCCGCGACGAGGGTATCTGGCGCACGTTTATCAATGATGCCCGCCGCGCCAATCCGAACCTGCGCATCATTGGCCTGAGCGCAACACCGTGGCGACTCGGTAGCGGGTCTATTATCGGCACCGATTCAATTTTGCAAAGCATTGCCTACGAAATCGGCGTTGCGGACCTGATTCAGCAAGGGTATCTCAGTCCCTTGATCTGCAAGGGCAGCGCCGTGCAACCCGATACGTCCCGCCTGCACCTCCGGCAGGGCGAGTATATCGGGGCGGAACTGGCGGAACTGATGGACCAGCAAAACCTGATTGAGGGCGCTGTGCAGGATATGGCGCGTCTGGGCCACGACCGGAAAAGCTGGCTCCTGTTTTGCGCCGGAGTAGCACACAGCCAACACGTTGCCGAGACGCTGAATGCGGCGGGTATTCCTGCCGCCAGCCTGACCGGCGAAACCCCTGGCACAGAACGCGACCGCCTGATCGTTGATTTTAAAGCCGGCAAGTTGCGCGCTTTGTGCAACTGCATGGTGCTATGCCTCGATGAGAAAACGCAAATCTTAACGGATTCAGGATGGGTAGGTATTGACGACATCAATCCTCAGTCGCGTGTAGCGAATTGGGATAATGGCAATATCTATTTTGAAGAGCCGCTAGATATTTTCAAGCGGGATCGGCGCATTGATGAGCGAATGTTTAGCATCCATCACCACAGCGCCAGGGTTACGGAAGGCCACAATATCCTGGTTGCATCCGGGGGTAAGCATGATGTTTGGAAAAAAAGGCCTGTCGAGTCTTTAAGTGAAAAACGATGCATTATGCCTGTTTCTGGATTGGCTCCGCCTAAATCCATTGATCTGCCTATACAGGTTCTTCCAAAATCAAAGCATGGGCGATTGATTTCTGCGCTTTCTTACCATTTGCGAAAAGCACATGGGATGACATCGGTAGCGGCAAAGATCGAGGCAACCTATAGAGTCAATGCCCGTTATGCAATGCAATATACCGCAGTTGAAAATCTGACGGATGAGCAATGTGCGTTTATTGGGCTGTTTCACGCAGACGGGACCAAGACCGCTTTAAACAAAGGCGGCTTTGAGTTTAAGTTTGCTACCGGAAAGCATCAACCATCTATTGTTGAGGCGTTCAACAAAGTTTTCGATGGCGTTGATTGTCACCGCATTGAGCGAGAAAAACAAAGCACGATTGAATGGAGTTTTTCTCGCGGGACCGGAGGCGGACATCAAAAACGCAAGGGCGTTTTTGAAATTGAGATTTACCTGCAAAAAGGCAGTCTTGATTTTTTATGGGGACTGGATCAACGCCAGTTTGATGCGTTTATTTATGGGTTTTGGTTAGGCGACGGCAATCATGGAAATCACGGGCATCGACCTCCTGCGTCCAAAACTATTTTGCTCTATCAAGCCAACCCTGATGTCCTTGATATGATTCAGGCTGTGGCTGTTTGTCGAAATTATAAAGCCTACTTGTCTTATCGCTCCAAGGGTAGTTTTGTTATCGGATCGTTGTTCCTGTCGAAAAAAACAACCCACAACATCGCTGCCCGTCATTCATGGAAGGAAGAATCTTCTTACACGCCTGAGCGAGTTTGGTGTGTAAAAACCAGAAGCGGAAACATTATTACTCGAAGGGACGGGTCAGTGACTGTTATGGGGAATTGCGAAGGCTTCGACCATCCCGGTATTGATCTCGTGGCGCTGTTACGCCCGACCAAAAGCGCCGGACTGTATTACCAAATGGTCGGGCGCGGGTTTCGTCTGGCCCCGGCCAAAAGCGATTGTCTCGTACTGGACTACGCGGGCGTGATTGCCGAACACGGCCCGGTGGACGCCATCACGGTCAAAAAACAAAAGGCTAAAGGCGAAGCCGCCACTACGGGCGCGCCGACTAAAACGTGCCCGGAATGCCAGATTTATCTCCATCCATCAACCAATCCCTGCCCGGAATGCGGCTATACCTGGGCGCGTGAACTCAAGCACGAGGCTCAGGCGAAAGCGGCAGCAATTTTATCAACCCAGTTGCCGCCTCCGCCCCCGCCCGTTCGTTACGACGTGTCCCGTGTCGTTTATTCCAAGCATCTCGGTAAGTCCGGTGTCCCCACCTTGCGCGTGGACTATTTCAGCGGATTTTTGCGCGTGGCGAGTGAATGGGTGTGCCTGGAACATACCGGGTATGCGCGGCAGAAGGCGGCCTCCTGGTGGGCGCAGCGCCGCCCGACCAGCGACTGGCCCCTGATGACCGTGGATCAAACCCTGCAATGGCTGATGGACATTGACAACGCCCGGCACCATTGGCTGAAAGAACCCACCGCCATTCACGTCCGGCCCGCCCGCGACGCGAAAGGCTGGCCGGAGATCGTGAAATACGAATGGCCGAAACCCGATTCCGTAATGCTCAAATGCGCCGCCTAGAAAGGAACGCCGCGATGACTGCTGTAAATCAGGTAGTGGACGCGCTCTATCAGGTGTTCACGGCCACGATCCATTTCCCAGACGCGAAAATGGAGGAGCACTGCCGGGTGCTGTGTATGCGCGGGCTGGCCGAGCAGGTCGCCCAGGGGCACGCCCTGGGCTATCGGAGTCTCTAATACACATCTGACGCCGCCACAGCACAACCATGCGCAAATCACAGCACTCCACCTATCGACCAAGCACACCACACACACCTAAATA